AAAGAGTTCGTTCCAGATCTCGGCCAGCCCGCCGAAAGAGAGTTGCTTCTGGGTGTAGTCGTCCTCCACGTCCATCGCGAGGGCGTTCTGGTAATTCTTGAGGCGATTGGACAGCGCGATGCGCTTCTGGGTGTTCGCCGTGCCGTCGTCGGTCAAGAGGCTGTCGTTGAAACCTTGGATCTTGTACACGTCGATCTTGGCCTCATCCAGCAACTCGAAGATGACGTTCTCGAATTTGACGAATGAGTTGATCGCCCGGACGCAACGCTCGATCTCGGAGAAGCCCCAGCCTTGGAGCCGCAGCCGGATGAAACTGGGTGCCTCTGCGCCGAGTACCTTGATGACGCGGCTGTAATGCAGCGGTGCGCCGTAGAAGTTGAACGGGCATGGATTGCGCGTATCGAAAATGTTCATCTGCGACAGGATCAACTCCCAGCGGTCGGCGGCGATGAACTCCAGCGGGGTATCCTCGTTGATTGCCTCCACGTTGAGCGGGGTGCGGAAGTCCTGCGCCGTGTTGACGATCAGACCCGAACCGCCGAACAGCCGCGACCAGCACAGCACGTCCTTCGCCACGCGCATGTCCGAGTACCCCTCGTTGACGGCGGCGTTGGGGTTCAGCTTGCGCGAGAGCCTGCGGTTGGGTTTGCGCGAACGTTTGAAATCGAGGAGAAGACTCTTGATCTCGTCCTCGCTCAGTTCGTTCGTTTTGATGTTGATCCCGCCTCGAAACGCATCATCGACCGGCTGGCGAATGACGGTCTGCACCAGTCCCTGACTCATGTACGAGTAGGAAAGCAAAATGCGGTTCAGCGTGCATGGGGTGTAGGCGTTGCCGTTGCCCAGTGTGAACGGGTACGCAATCGTCTGGTTGAGGTTGTTGCCTTGCGCAAACGTGCCCTCGATCAGATCGGTCAGAGTATTGAGCCGGGTAGCGATAGCGGTCATCTTCTGTGCGTATCGCCGGTTTCGGGAAAAACTGCAAGAGATAATTGCAGCCCGCCCAATTCCCCCTGAGCGGGCTGCGCCCGAACTTTTGTTCAATAACAGAGTTGACGGTGATACAAAAGTTGTATCTTGCTGGTGGGGATGAAACGAAATCCAAAAAAAGTGTTAATCGCCATCCCGATCAAAGACGGGATGCTCCGTTGGGAAACCCTGTTCTCGTTACTGAGGTCAGCGGAAATCGGCTACGAAGTTAATATCATCCCATTCGGGGGATGTGATGTGTGTCATGCGAGGAATCTGGCGTTCCACCATTGGCGGACGCGCAGCGACGCCGGTCGGTTGCAGTTCCTCGACTCGGATCTGTCGTGGACTCCCGAGAAGCTGAAACTGCTTTGGGATTCAAATTTGGCGGTTGTGGCCGGTTGCTACCCACTTTCCGACAGTTTTCTCCGGTGGAGCTTTCAAGGCAAGGTGGTTCCCGGCCATACTTACCTCACCGTCGAAGAAGTCTGCACCGGTGCCTTGTCCCTGACGTGGGATGTGCTGCAAAATCTGATACGTCTCGAAGACGAGTTTGTGATCGAGGATGCGGAGTACCGTGGAGAAGTGGGGTACGAGATCACCAAGATGGGGGTCTTTGGCCGTCGCCGGTATTCGGAGGACTTTTACCTGAGCAAGATCATGCGCGAGGCGGGATACGACCTCTACGTCGATAAACGCTGCTGGATGAACCATCACAAGACGAACGGGCTTTTGAACCGGTACACGACCGAGCAGATCGAGGAATCACTGAAGAACCCACAGACCGTAAAAGCCCTATGACGACGACCAAAGGCATCGCGTCCAAGCGTCTGGACGTGTACAAGCGGAGCCGCGCAGAGACAGAGCTAATTCGCAAACGTAAGGATCGTTCTTCCTCAAAGTGCGATAAAGGCATCCAGACTAACGTCTGGGGCCAATTCGTAGGTCGCGGCGACATCGCCCGTGGCCTCGATCATTTCAACAACAACCGTTTAGCTGGAGAAGAAATCAAATGAACTACATAAATCCGGATTTTTATACTGCACACCCGACCTCAATGACCTTTAACGCGGCAAATTGCGAAGTGCTCCGCATCACTGCCGACGGGCGCATGGTTATGGGCGAAGGCTTGAGCAGAGAAGAAGCCACGCAGGAAGCTGCGAAGCTGTTGATCGCTTCGTTTGAGGAGCAAATTCAGAGGATGGTGAACGCCCGCGTCACCGCTGCGGCTTCGGAGATCCGAGCACGTTCAGAATCGAAGTCCCCTTGCCCAGCAGCAGACTAATGCCGTCGGTCATGGCGTCCACTTGGTCGTCGTGATTGCTCTTACCGTCGGCTCGGAAGCTCGCAGCCTCGACCTCGAACGCTGCGAGCCAGTTGGCTGTCTTGGGCAAGTACACCATCCCCGTCGCTTGGTACGGCAGCGCGGTCATCACGCGGGACACCTTGTCGGTGAGCCGCACGATGCCTTTGGCGGGGATGCCTTTCTTGCGCATTTCCATCATCAGGTTGTACCCCGCCGCTGCTTCCTCGATGGCGATGTAGCTCATCGGGGATGCGCCTTTGTGGTGCTTGGCGTAGAACCTCGCCGTGTTGTTGAGGAGTTCTGTCGGAGACCACTTGCCCCGGATCTGGTCGATCAGAAAGGCGCGTTTGAGCGACTTGCCCCAGCACTGCACGACGGAATAGTCGTTCGACTCTTTGCTCTTTAGCGCCGTGTCGCACGTCATGATCTTCAGCTCGAACTTCGGCGGTGACTCCACGTCGTAATACTTGAAATCCGCCAGCTTGATGAGATTGCCGCCCAAGACGATTGGCTCTTGGAGATACTGCGAAGCAAAGCTGAACGGATTGACCCGCTCGATGTCGCGGAGTTCTTTCGTCGTAATCGTCTCCGGGATCACAGACTCGCCGTTCACCATTGCCGGGAACTTGATCAGCTCGCACTCGTTGGGGTAATTCTCCAACAGGAACCCCGGCAGGTCGTCGGTGGACAGCCGTTGGCTGACGCAGATGATCGGCGTCCACTGGGACGAGTTGCGGCGCGACATGAGCGTGTTGTTGACCCAGAACTTGAGCTTGTCGGTCTCGACCCGCGACATGGCTTCGTCCGGCTTGGCCGGATCGTCGAGCACGATGAAGCCACCGGCTCGGCGTTTGAGACCGGCACCGAGACCGGTGAGCGACCCGCCGACGCCATCGCCGTACACCTTGCCGCCATTGGTGGTCGTGAAATGGTCGGCTTGGCGAATGTTGCCCAGCCGCGTCTCGAATAGATCCTGATACCACGTCGCCCCCATCGTTTCTTGGATGTACCGCACGGAAGTCTTCGCCAGCTCGTTGGAGTATGAGACGTAGATGACCTGCGAGTCGGGGAAATAGGCGAACAGCCACGCCGTCGCCGCCTCGACCATCTTCGTCTTTCCGACGCGAGGCGGGACGTTGATGATGAGAAAACTTTTCCCCAAGTTGCCGAGGATGGCTTTCTCGATGGTGTCGCAGGTGTGCTTGTGCAGCGCCTTCAGCGGCAGCTCCAGCCGGTTGAGCGGAACGAAGACTTTGGAGAAAAAGTCCCAGAGGGAAAGGAATTGGTGTTTCGAGACGGGCATGGTGGTTAGATCTGGGGATCAGCGTCGATGGCTGTCATGTCGATCCAGCACTCTTGGAAGGGCGGACGGTAAGACAACACCAGCGAGGCGGCGTCGCTCCGAGTGCCAAGCACGCGCATCACCATCTTCTCGGTGGCGGTGCGGATCTCGATGTGCCAGAGGTAGGTCGTTTGAAGATTGAGGTTCATGTCAAATGAGGTCGTCGCCGTTGTCGGGTGGGGGTGGTGGTGGCGGTGTCACGTTGATGGGTTCTGGTGGGGGCGGCGGCTGAGGGATGTCCGTCATCTCGCCGTCCACGGTGATCTCCGAGGCTTCGAGGTCTCGGGTGGAGTTGGTGATGTTGCGGGCTTCGAGGATGGCCGCGACTCGATCCAAGACCGGGATGGACGCCATGCCTGCTTGCTGTTGGGCGGTGGCGTCTCCCACCAGTACCGCTTGCGGGGCTTTGCCGTAGGCTCGATCCAGAATGACCTCAGCGCACTTCACCACGACGGCTGGCGGCGTCTCGTCGGACTGCATCGTGGCAAAGAGCTTGGCGATAGCTTCGGGCGCGTAGGTGCGAGCTAGGTTGACAATTTCTAATGGCAGGGTGCCAGCCGTCTGGATGTGGCGCTTACCGGATGCGATCATCCCTGTTCGGGTCGCAATCTCGATGCTTTTAGGTGTACGGGAGAATTTCATGGTGGATGGGCGATGAGCGATGGGCGAATCAGACCAGCTCGGCACCATCGGTGGCTAAAAGCCGTTGGAGGGCCAGTCGGCGCTTAGTTTGGGCCTTGAGGTTGTACTGGGTCTGTTTTTCCCGGTGGACGGCACAGAGCCAGCCGCCGGGTTTGCCGCAGATGCGGCAGCAGTTGGCGTCTCGCTTTCTGAGGGCGTACCGAGCTTGGCGACTGATGGGGAGCAGAGCGTATTTATCGTAGATGAGTGCGGGCATGGGAGAACTGGATAGGGTGACTTAGTTGGTGTCAACAAAATTTTTTTTTTGGAGGGGGTAGTGTGACATCGTTTTATGGGTAGAAAAATTTTTTTTGGAGGGGTGCGCGATGGGAGGGGTGCGGGGTGGCGGGCGAAAATGTACAGTCCCTTTTATAGGTTTTGCCCGACGTATATAGTCAACCTATACTGTCACACTATATCGGAATTAAACATATTGTCTATTGTACGTTGACGGCGGCGCTTGTATAGTGTCACACTATATCGGAAACTTGCCTATATCGGACGGCGGAGACGGTGAGGCGGCGCTTGCTTGGCCAATCCATCATATCGTCATATCTTCATGCGTTTATATGTCCGGGCTTTTCCCTTTGCCGATTGCCAACGGGCAAAGGTTTAGCTTTCCTCCGATTTTTGGCGGGCAATCAATCCCATTGTCTCGCCGCCGCCCGCTTGCGGTTTATCCCTTGTCAACCTTGCCTTGCACAACTACCGCAAAACAACATTTTGCCTATTGCTACTATATATTATTCTACTTTGTAATTTTATACAGAACGGAATATAGAAATCAATTTGTGCGGTAGTTATGCAAAGCGAGGTTGACAAGGGGAAATCCGCCTTTACGGTTTGCTTTATGAGTCTATCCCTTGCCCTTGCCCGCAACCTAGCCGCCCGGCTTGCCTTCGCATATGCGGCGGCGGGTTTCCCCGCTGCATCCGCCGCCGCCCTAATAGCCGCCCGCCAAGCCGCCCGCACAATGGCGGGACAGGATCGCCAAGCCCGACAAGCCGCCTTTGCCGAGCGTTGCCAAGCCGCCGCCGCCAAGCGCCAAGCCGTCGCCGCCCGCAAAGCCGCCCGCAAAGCCGCCCGGCAAGGTCGCTTCACCGTTAAAGAAGCCGCACGGTTTGCCCGAGAACAAGCCGCAACCCTCCGCTTGAAAGCGCTTGAGGAAC